ACTAAAACTGAATAAAGGAGAACGTCAAAATGGCAGTAAAGTACGATTTCGTGGGTTATGCCACGCGTAATGATCTGCAGTGCTCTGACGGACGAGTAATTAGAAAGAACGCTTTCAAAGACTGTGATGGCAAGAGAGTCCCTCTTGTATGGAATCACCAGCATGACGATGTGTCCAACGTTATTGGATACGCCGATCTGCAGAATGTCTCTGATGGCGTTCTTGCACATTGTGCGTTTAACAGCACGCAGAAGGGAAAAGATGGTAAGGAGTGCGTCGAACATGGCGACGTTGTATCTCTGTCCATCTATGCTAATCAGCTCAAGCAGGTTGGCGGAGATGTGCTGCACGGAATGATTCGTGAAGTAAGCCTTGTTCTCGCTGGTGCCAATCCCGGCGCTTATATCGAAGAAGTTCTTACTCATGGTGACGAGGAAGGCATGTTCTCAGCTGAAATCTATTCCGATCAGCCCATTGAGCTTTGCCATGCAGATGAAGAAAAGGAGGAAAGGCCAATGGCTGACACCGAAAAGAAAGAAAAGACAATCGGAGAAATCGTAGACACTATGACCGATGAGCAGAAGGAAGCTCTCTATGCGCTGGTCGGAATGGCCGCAGAAGGTGCTGGTGAAGACGAAGACGACGAAGATGAAGAAGAAGATTCCGAAGGAGGATCCGATATGAAACACAACGCATTTAACGGCGCTTCCAACAGCGTTTATACCGGCGCAGCTCCGGTTGATATGGCACTGATTCATTCCGAAGCCAAGAAGCTCGGCTCTTACAGAGAGGCCGTAAACCAGATGATCGAGAACGGCGAGCTTATGCATTCCACGACAGTTCCTATGGATGGCATGACCGGCCCTTCTCAGGCTACAGCAAACCAGACTTATGGATTCCGTGATCCCGATATGCTCTTCCCGGAGTATAAGTCTCTGAACACTCCTCCGGAATGGATCAAGAGAGACACAGGCTGGGTATCCGTATTCCTGAACGGTGCGCATCACCTTCCTTTCGCAAGAATTAAGTCCCAGTTCGCAGATCTTACCGGCGAGCAGGCCAGAGCTAGAGGTTACCTGAAGGGCCATACTAAGAAAGAGCAGGTATTCAGCCTTCTGAAGAGAACAACCGATCCTCAGACCATCTACAAGAAACAGAAGATGGACAGAGACGACACGATCGATATCACCGATTTCGATGTTATCGCATGGATCAAGGGCGAGATGAGAGGCCAGCTGGATGAGGAAATCGCGAGAGCAGGTCTTATCGGCGACGGCAGACTTGCATCTGATGATGACAAGATCTCCGAGGATCACATCAGACCTATCGCTACAGATGTTCCGCTGTTCACCATCCGTGCAACAGTTGATCCCGGTAAGAACGAGCAGGAGATGGCTAAGAACTTCATCGTATCCGCTCTTAAGGCTCGTAAGAACTACAAGGGTTCCGGCAACCCGATCCTCTTCACCACTGAAGATGTTCTTACAGCTATGCTCCTGATCGAGGATGGCATCGGCCACTTCATGTATGAGTCTGAGCAGCAGCTTTGCACCAGACTTCGTGTTTCCAGGATCGTTACTGTTGAAGTTATGGAAGGCTTCCACGTTGATACCACTGACTTTGATCAGGAGACTGGCGTTGAGCTGCTTGGTATCATCGTTAACCCTGTTGACTACAGCTATGGTGCTGACAAGGGCGGCGCTGTTGCTCTGTTCGACGACTTCGACATCGATGTCAACCAGATGAAATACCTGATCGAGACCAGATGCTCCGGCGCTCTGACCAAACCTTTCAGCGCGATCAGACTGACCAAGCTGACTGCCTGATCGGTTCAAAATGGTAGTAAAAGGAGTCCACAATGAAGTTCTACGGTAATGTCACGTTCGTAATTCAACGAGAAGATCCTGAAGCTCCCGGCAACTGGAAGGAGTACACCATCGTAAAACCCTACAAGGGAGAATGGAAGCGCTTTATTTCTAAGTGGACCCCCGGCAGTAAGATCAACGACGACAAGAGGGTTAACAACGAACTCGAGATTATTGCGGACTCCTTTTCATTAGCTAATTTTACGCAAATACGATGCGTCGAGTGGATGGGACATCAATGGTCGGTTCCGACTGTTACGCTCCGTCTGCCTCGCCTCGTGTTGGAAGTAGGAGATATTTACAATGCGGGAACGGAATCGTTTAGCTCTTCATGAGAAACTTTGTACAATTCTGGGATCGCGCAATGTATACCACGATCCCCCTTCCACATTTCACATGAATTATCCATGTATCGTCTATAAGCGAAAAACAGCTTCTCCTCGCTATGCCGATAACAAGAGGTACATCGTCTGGTACCCGTGGGACGTACAGGTAATTTCAAAAGATCCTGACTTTAGCTTGTTTGATACATTCCTGGACAACTTCGATTACGGCAGCGAAGGAGCCCAGTTTGTGGCAGACAATCTTCATCACTCTAATTTCACCATCTATACCTAAGGAGGTAATGATATGGCTAAACTTGTTTGGGATGCTATCGGCGAACACAAGTATGAGACTGGTGTCGACCACGTAGCCCTTTATAAACCTAATGCTCAGAAGAAATACGTCGGCGGCGTAGCTTGGAACGGTGTTTCTTCGATCTCCGAGTCTCCCTCTGGAGCAGACTCCAACCCGATTTATGCAGATAACATTAAGTACCTGGATCTGAGATCCGCAGAGGAATTCGGCGCTACAATCGAGTGCTACACTTATCCTCCGGAATTCGCAGAGTGCAACGGCGAAGCAATCGTCACAAGCGGTGTTGTCATCGGCCAGCAGACCAGAAAGACCTTTGGCCTGGCTTATCGTTCGATCGTTGGTAACGACCTGACGGGTAATGACTATGCTTACAAACTGCACCTGATCTACGGTGCAACCGCATCTCCTTCCGAGAAGCAGTACAGCACAGTTAACGACAGCCCTGAGGCAGGCACGTTCTCCTTCGAGCTTACAACCACTCCCATCGCGGTTCAGGGCTATAAGAACACAGCTTCTCTTACGATCGACACTTCTCTGTTCATAGACAAGACTAAGATCACCGCTCTTGAGGACAAGCTGTTCGGCACTGAGCAGGATGAGCCCGAGCTTCCTACACCTGCAGAAGTCTTCGAACTTCTTGGCATGCAGTACAACTCGAGCACTGGCACTTGGGAAGCTAAAACCTGATCGTTATATTTGATCCGTTAAAGGGCCCCTGAGCAAATTCTGGGGCCTTTATTTTTTTACTCAAAGAAAGGAAAGAGACATGCTTAAAAAGAGAATTAAGTACACAGATTACAACGGACTTGAGAGAGAAGAGGACTTCTACTTCAACCTCTCCGAAGCGGAGATCATGAGAATGAACTTCACCACCAAGGGCGGCCTTGAGGAGTTCTATAACCGCATTATCGCTGAGCAGGATATGCCTACACTGTACACCTACTTCGAGCAGATCGTTCAGAGTTCGTATGGTATCAAATCTCTCGACGGCAAGTCCTTTGAGAAGGATCCCGAGCAGACTAAGAGATTCGTTCAGTGCCCGGCTTATGACAAGCTGATGATGGAACTGATCGGCAGCTCCAATGCAGCGGCGGCTTTCTGTAACGCGATCATTCCGAAGCCTCAGACAGCAACCGTTGTCGCAGGACCCGGAAGAGCTCCGGTAGACGGAGTCGCTACTCCTCTGAACTGAGGTAACGTGCCATGCCTCTTCCGATCCATGTAAAAGCAGTTGAGCTGTTTAACCAGGCTACCGGAACTTTCTATTACACAGAACCGCAGACTCTGATTCTCGAGCACTCACTTGTGTCGATTTCAAAATGGGAGTCAAAATGGCACAAGATGTACCTTGAGACTCCTAACAAGACTGCCGACGAGCTGATTGATTACGTTCGCTGTATGACAATCAACAAGAACGTGCCTGATTACGTTTACTATGCTCTGAGTCAGGAGAACATTGATGAGATTGTTCAGTACATGAATGATCCTATGACGGCTTCTTCGGTTTACGAGCCTAACTCAGGCGGGCATCACGAACTGGTTTCTTCTGAACTGATCTACTACTGGATGATCGCGTATAACATTCCGGTTGAGTTTGAGAAGTGGCACATTAACAGACTTCTAATGCTCATCAAGATCTGTTCTAAGAAGAACTCTAAGCCGTCTAAGAAAGATAAGGCCGCAATGGATCGCAGAAGGGCTGAAATTAACCGGCAGAGGCTCGCTAAGATGAAGTAAAGAGGCTGATATGGCATCTATTATACAATTTAAGCAGAAGGGAGATTTCAGTAAAACTGAGAACTTTCTTAAGAAGCTCCGTAAGCTGGATCTCGATTCCGTATTAGATAAGTACGGTAAACTCGGTGTTGATGCTTTGTCTAAGGCAACGCCCGTTGATACCGGTAAGACAGCAGCAAGCTGGGACTATAAGATTTCAAAGACAAGGGACGTCGTTACGATCACGTGGACCAACTCTAACGTGAATAACGGTGTCCCTATTGCTTTGCTAATACAGTACGGACACGGTACAGGAACCGGAGGATACGTCCAAGGAATAGATTACATCAAACCTGCAATTCGTCCGATCTTCGACGATCTTGCCAAAGCTCTATGGGAGGAGGTGACTAGGCTATGAATAAAGAACTCGAACAGAAGATTGTTGAGATGAAGTTTGACAACTCTGACTTCGAGCAGAAAGTCGCCCAAAGCTTAGTTACCCTCAAACAGCTTAAAGAGTCCACCAAGATGGAGGACGCTGGCAAGGGCCTTGAGAACTTGTCCAAGAGCGCTAAGAATCTCGACCTCAGTCATATTGCAGATGGCATTGAGCAGCTCAACGCAAGATTCTCTAACCTTGGTATCGTCGGTATGACCATCATGCAGCGTCTTACTAACGCCGCCATGGATATGGGTCAGAAGATCGGTGCCGCTATAACAGAGGCTCCTACAGATGGTTGGAAAGAGTACGAGCTTAACCTGGATTCAGTTAAGACAATTTTAAATTCAGCGAGAACCGCAGACGGACTACCTGTCACGCTGGATCAGGTTAATCAGAAGTTAGCTGAACTTAACGCATATTCTGATAAGACTATCTACAGTTTCTCGGATATGACCAACAACATCGGTAAGTTTACTAACGCCGGTGTCGATCTGGATTCGGCAGTTACAGCTATCCAGGGTGTTGCTAACGTAGCAGCTCTTGCTGGCGCTGACGCTAATGATGCTTCAATAGCTATGTATAACTTTGGCCAGGCTCTGGGTTCAGGATCTGTTAAGCTGGCTGACTGGAAATCAATACAGACAGCGCACATGGACACTGTCCAGTTTAAAGAAGAGCTGATTAAGACAGCAGTAGAGCTTGGCACAGTTCGCAAAGAAGGCGATAAATATGTTACTACAACGGCAAATATGCAGGGCAGAGTCTCTGACGCTTTCGATGCTACACAAAACTGGAATGAATCTTTAGCTCATCAGTGGATGACGTCTGAAGTTCTAACCAAGACGCTTGCTAAATACACTGACGAGACGACTGATTTGGGTAAAGCAGCTATTGAAGCAGCAACCCAGGTTACAACTTTCTCCAAGCTGATTGATACCCTGAAGGAGTCTATGGGCTCTGGATGGATGACGACTTGGCAGTATATTTTCGGTGACTTCGAAGAGTCTAAGCAGCTTTGGACCGGTATTTACAACGAACTCGACGGCATCATTCAGAAAGTCGCTGGTGCTCGTAACGAGTTTCTTAAAGGCTGGAAAGAAGCAGGCGGAAGAGACGCTCTTCTTGGTTCGATCGCCAATATTTGGACAACTCTGAAGTATTATGTAGGCCTTATCACAAAGGCATTCGCAACAGCATTCCCTAAAATTGACGCTACGCCCATAGTAGCTATATCTAAGGGGTTCAATGCTTTTACGGAGAAGATTAAACCTGCTGTGGAGACGGTTGAAAACGTTACTGAAAAAGTAAATGAAACCGCAGAAGCTGTTGGAAACGTCGCTGAACGAGCGGAGAAATTCAATGAAATAGTTCAGCAGATCATCAACGGTGACTGGGGCAACGGTCAAGAGAGAATAGATCGCCTTCACGAAGCTGGCTATGCGTTTGAGAACTTACAGAACGCTGTTAACGAAGTCCTTGGTTGCGAGAAGCGTTACGAGACCGTAATGTCTGATAACGAGGCTGTTGGCTTATCTGCTAACGAAGTTCTGTCTGAAAACGCTGAGATACTCACGGACCAGGCTAAGGGCGTTGAGGCTGTAACCGATGAAGTTGCTAAGCAGAATCCCGTTGTCGGTAATCTGGCTAAGATCCTTTTAGGCGTGTCTTCAACTGTAAAGGTACTTAAAACTGGTCTATCTGCCGCATGGAACACGCTTGCTAAGGGAGCCTCAGTTCTTACGGTTGTTAAGAACGCTCTGGGATTCATTCTTGATATTTTCGGTACGATCGGCGGCAAAGTCTATGCGTTTAACACCTGGCTTCTGAGTTTCAGTAATATATATGGCCTACTCAACGGCTTTAGGATGAAATTGAACGAAATGACCGGTGGGTTAAAGGACGCTGGCTTATCGTTCGAGAGTATCGCAACGCTTCTTACTAAGATGGGCAAAGGTCTGTCTTATGCTGAAGGGGAAGTCAAGAAGTTCTTTACGAATCTGGTCAATGGAGCTAAGTCGTTTGACTTTGATAAGTTGAAGAACGTTATATTTACGATCGGCAAGTTTGTCGGTGGTGTGCTTCTTGTAGCACTGAATGGCCTTGCAGACATTATCATAAGGGTCTATAACGGCGCTAAAGATCTTAAAGACACAATCGCTAACATGGAAATTGTTGGCAAGATTGTCGATCATATTAAGAATCTTAAGGAAGAATTCAAAGGGTTTGTAGCATCTGTAAAGGATGCCAACTACTACTCAGACGTTCTTCTGCCGATTATTACCGAAGTATCTAAGACGATGCAGAGGCTCGGCAGCGCTATATTACCGATCCTTTCCGACGCGTTTCAGACGGTTAAAGGCTGGATTATTCTGGCCGGCAACAATCTTGAGAAGTTCTATCAGAGTCTTAAAGATTCTGGTGCCCTTGAGAAAGTTAGTACGACGTTTACAAATTTCAAGGAGGCTATCAAGTCTATCCCTGAGACTATAACAGCTCTGTATGAAGCTTTCAAAGCTGGTAAGATGCCGACTATTGGAGATCTTCCAGAAGCATTCCAGAAGTTCGTAAATTCGTTTAAGGATCTGAAAGAGTTCGTCAAAACCAAGATCGATCAAAAGATTCAGGATTGGTTTACAGGCATCACCGATATGCTTGGTAATCTTCCCGATTCTAACAAGCTTGGTCCGTTTGCTGGTTTCGTTGAGAAACTTAAGAAGGCTTTCGAAGATTTTAAGACTACAGCAGAGCTTGGTAAGGGTTCTGTAGGTCTTTTTATTTCAGGCGTTGTTGAGAAGCTTTCCAAGATAGATTTCAGAGGCGGAGCGATTACAGCTCTGATCGGTGCTCTTGGTATATTTGTCTTCAGATGGTCTAAGGTCGGCAAGAGCTCTGCTAAGGCTATTAAGGCATTGGGAGACTTTATCAAGAATGGTGGTAAGGTAGCTCAGACAGCAGTCGACAAGTACAACGGTTTCCTTAAGATTGCAGCGGCTATCGGAATTATCGCGGGTTCGATCTGGCTTCTTGCGCAGGTCCCTGCGGATCGTTTTAGAGAAGTGTGCATAGCTCTTGGCGTGGCATTTGTGGCTATGGCCGGAACTATATTACTGCTTTCGACTCTTAAGATTCCGGAAGATAAAATCAAAGCGATAGGTGTTGCTTTTGGCGGCATGGGCGTGGGCTTTCTTGCTGTTGCAGCGGCTGCTAAAATCATCGGTAACATGGATGAGAACGAGCTAAAGAAGGGCGGAGGAGCTCTCGTAGGCTTCGTTGTTATGGTTGTTGCAGCAGCTAAGCTGGCAGGTAAAGTTGGTGTTGGAGCTGGTGCAGCGTTTGTTGGACTTGGTGTCGCACTACTTCTGCTCATTCCGTCGATCGTTATATTCTCGAAGATGGATACGCATACGCTTGTTAAGGGTGGCGCAGCAGTCTTCGCGTTTATGTTGATGATCGCTAAAGCCGCTAAGGTCGCAGGTGATGCTAAGGGAACTCTCGGAGCATTTCTCGGCATATCCTTAGGCTTGCTGCTTCTTATTCCGTCCATAAAGTTGTTAAGCAACATGGATGCTGGTACTCTTCTTAAGGGTGGCGCAGCGGTTGTGGCGTTAATGTTCATGATGGCTGAAGCAGCTAAGCGAGCTAACGGTGGATCTAAGGGCTTCCTTGGTATGGCAGTAGCTATTGCTGTTATTACTGGAGCTATGTACGTTTTAGCGGGTCTTCCTTGGGCGGCGTTATTTATGTCGGCTAAGTCACTGTCGATGGTGCTTGACTCTGTTGGCGAGGCTTTGTCGAAAGTCGGCAAGATGAAGTTCACCGAGATCCTTAAGGGAGTGTTCGGCCTTACTGCAGCAATTGCGGCCATCAGTGTTGCTTTATATTTGCTGTCTGAGAAGGGCGATTCCACAGAGCAGCTCAAGAGTGCGTTAGGTATTACGGCTATATTAGTAGCTTTTGGCTTAATGGCTCCTGCTATCGAGACCTTATCCAAGATTCCATTCCAGGCAGGTGTAGTAGCAGCTGGAAATGCTATGGTATTCTTTGGCGCTATGGTAATTTGCTTAGGAGCTCTTGGAGAAATAAGTCAGCTTGGTGGCGGCAGAGCAGGCGATGCCATCGTTAACGGATGTACTTTAATAGGACGTGCTATTTCAGGCTTCCTTGATGGATTCGTTGGAGATACGTTTAACGGCGTCGGCGAAACGGTGTCGTCAATTGGCGAGCACTTAAGTAGCTTTGGCCAATCCATCGGAGGTTTTATAGATAGCCTATCAACAGTTGACGAACAAACAGTCACTAATGCTAAGAATCTTGCTCTGGCTATATTAGCTATTTGTGGAGCAGACCTTTTGGATGCTCTTACAGGTTGGCTTAGAGGCAGTCATGATCTCGACAGTTTCAGCGAAAGCTTTGAACCGTTAACGAATGCTGTAATCGCCATGAACGCTGCGCTGGCTAATGAGACTCTTGACAGTGAAAAGATCGGTCAGATGGCTGACGTTGTAACCAGGATGACTGAGCTTGCAGATGCCGTTCCTAAAACTGGTGGAAAGTTACAAGTTCTTACTGGTGTTAAAGATTTGTCTGCGTTTGCAACTGACATGAACGAGTTCATCGGCGAAGGCGGGTTCACCGACTTTATGGCTTCGGTCGACAGCCTTAACATTTCGCCGACGGTCCTTGCTAAGATGTTTACGATCAAGAGCTCTACGTCGGCAATGATTGACCTTGCAAATGCGCTTCCTAAGAGCGGCTTTATCTCGACGTTCATCGACGGCACAGCCGATCTTGGAGAGTTCGCGGCTAACATGGCAGCATTCCTTGCTTACGATAAGTACGGTTTGTTTGTGACGCGCGTTGACTTAGTGGGCGACGCCGATCTTGGTAAGCTTAGAGGCAACATTATCCCTGCAACTCAGGAGATGATAAACCTCGCTAACAAGATTAAGTCGAATACATCCATTATTGATGCAATTACAGGCCGTACGGACCTTGGAAAGTTTGGCGAAACCCTCGCTGGCTTTGGTTCAGGCATCGAAAAGTTCAGTGATAGTGTTGCGAATGTCTCAACTTTCAAAATAAGCAGTATAACCGACACACTATTCAGATTAGCGGACCTTAACACTTCGGATAAAGTCAAAGGAAACGGGCTGGCAACATTTAGCACGGCTCTTACAACTACCGGAGAAGGCGTAAGTTCCTTTAACAAAGATACTGAAGAGGTAACCACGGAAAGACTCAGTGATCTTATCGGTGGTCTGACGAATCTTCACAACTTGTTATTGATATTAGCAGCAACTAATTACTCTGGTGTTGATAATTTCACCGAGGCAATGAGAAAGCTCGCAGAAGCGTCCGTAACAGAGTTCATTGAAGGCTTCGCTGCCAATACCGAAGCTGCAACAGTAGCTGTTCAAGGCTTTACAGCAGCTGTCACTGAAGCTCTTACCGGTGATCCGGAAGCAATCCAAGCTAAAGCAAGGAGCATTATAACGACGTTCAGCTCTGAGATCTATGCTCCTAGCGGCAGCCTAATGATGCAAGCTTCCGGTGAGCACTTGATTAATGAGCTCATTGACGGTATTAACAACATCAAAGAAGGTACACTTGAGACCAGTGCAAAGGGCATTATCACAACTCTGAGTGCTGAGATTTATGCTCCCGGCGGTGGATTGATCATGAAAGCGTCCGGCGAGCACATGGTAACTTCCATCGTCGAAGGTATTACAGCGATGCTCTCAGAGATTACCAAGGCCGCTATAGCCATTGTTGCAATGTATGGAGCTGGAATCCTCTCGAGAAGAGCGGTTCTCAACCAGTACGGTAACATTATGGTTGCTGCCGCTTACAACGGTGCAAGTACTAAGAACGGTGACTTCTACGATCTGGGTCAGGATGCTGCTGATGGTTACGCCAGAGGTATCAGGTCTAAAGCTCAAGACGTTGCTGATGAAGCCCGGGAGATGGTGTCAAAGGCAATTAGAGCTGCCCAGAATGAACAGGATTCTGCGTCACCTTCAAAAGTGTTCAGAGGTCTGGGTCAAGACGGCGGCGAAGGCTACGGTCTTGGCTTTGGCGATATGATTTCCATGGTTGTTACTTCGGTTAGAAACATGGGTCACGCTGGCATTATGGCTATGCAGGACACCATTTCGCACATTAAAGATTCGGTCGATTCTGGTATAGACTTCAATCCGGTTATTACTCCGGTGCTCGATCTGAGCCAGATGACCAGCGGTGTAACATCTGCTAATGCCATGCTCTCGAGTATGCAGCTTAACGGACTTGCGGCAACAGCTGCTATAACTATTGCTAACCAGCATAACGCTGCACTGGCACAGGCTAAAGCAGTCGATCCGATTGATTACACCAAGTATCTTAGCAGCCTGATCGAGAACACCAGGAATACTGCTAATGCCGTCAAAGAGAATCGTTACGCGATTATTGACGGAGATTCTGCCTTTGACTATTTCGATAGACGCTTAGGCATGGCTTGATATTTAGGAGGCTTTTCTTTCACCGGAAGGGCCTCTTTTCTATTAACGGGGATGGAGTATGAGATATTTTAAACTAGAGAATTCTTCGGGTTCTTCCCTTGACATTACTAATGAAGAGTATCTCTTTCATGACATAACGGGCCTCGGTTTCGATGAGGATAACGATTTCAGGCGGGTCGGTCCCGTGTGGAAGCTAACATCAACAGCATATTCTCAGTCGAAGCCCGGCGGTAAGATGATGTTCACGGAGTTTGGCTCGGGGTCGCCGTATGACAAGTACGATATTTTCAAGCGCTTCATAGTCCAGAACCCGCTAACACTTGTATATTATCCTAATGGCATCGGAACTAAGTCGTATAGGAAAAAGGTCAGAGTATCAAAGCTCGGTAAGACTGAGATGACAGAGCTTGGCGTTCTTGACTGTGACATTGAGTTTGCGTCTTACAGTCCATGGTACGAGATCGTAACAGTCGAAAACGAGATAGAAACTGTAGACGAGAGCGTGCATTGGATTTGGGACGTTGGCAACCTTTGGAGAGACAGCGACGACGGCGCAGAAGGGGTTCCGCGCTACAGGTTTGGCGGAGAGTCTAAGAACGGCGTTGAGCTTGACTGCGACTCTAACGCAAAAGGCCTTATAAAGCTCACCATCGACGGGCCAGCGCTGAATCCTACGTGGTCTCAGTATGTTGACGGCAATCTTATTTCTACAGGCGGTTTTAGTTCGGCGTCAGCTTTTAGTCTATCCAGTAACGAACAACTTGTCATAGATAATACTAACGCCGATTTTCTTATGACCGTGTACACAACGTCGACAGGGGAAGGACGTAACGTATATTCTCTGAGGGACTTCGATAAGAAATGTTTCTTTAATTTAATGGCTGGTAAAAATCTTATAGTCGTAACATCTGAAGACGGAACGCCAGTACATTTTACGGTAGAGGGGTGCATACATTATGCAACAGTTTAACGTTGATATATTTAATAGAGATATGACCTTTGCTCATAATGCGTCTATTGATGCAACATCTGTTGACGACGACTACATATCCGCTTCGCTTAATCTGATAGAAGTACCGGCTACGCAGATCGTGGAGAATGGTCAGTTCATAAGACTGCAGAACGACGACTATTTCTTCTTCGGCCTTATTACGGAAGTGTCGCCTGGAGAGTTCGCCACAAGGATCGGATTCAAGTCTTTTCTTACTATATTTGATGAGGAAGTTCTGTTCGATACTAACTGGCAAGGAACAGGCAATGCTGGTGTACGGCCTACGCTCGAAGCTGTCATTCGTAACTTTCTTTCAGACATGTACGTTACTTCTAGCGATACTTATCAGAGGCTTCCTATCGTTGTGACCATAGATGCGACAATCACGGAGACTCTCAACTGGAGTTTAGGACTTAGGTCGGATAAGGATACGTCGCACTACACAGTTGCTAATTTATATTCTGAGGTCATCGTACCGGCACTTAAGGAATACGGTATAGCCATCACAGTTGATCCTGTGTTCCATGACCATAACATCCACCTGACCATAACTAAGAAGCCCACTCCGTTTAAGATCTCTGCAGATCAGGAGAATATCGTTGTTAAGACGCTTAAGTATAGTGATAAGAACGTCGGCGTCAACAAGCTCATCGTCTACAACGAGAACAATTACAATCAGAGTTTGACGTTCTATGTGCATCCTGATAAGACTTGGAACACCACGAATAGTAATCGTATAACCCCTGTTGTAAGAGGAATAAAGCTGGTAACTCCTCAGGAAGATACTGTTAGTTCGTTTGAAGAGGCTGCCGTAGAGGCGGCTTATAGTGAGCTGTCATCTTCTTCATGGGACAATTGTATAGAGCTCGAAACATATGTAGACGACGTTAACATAACTCCAATGGAGCTGGAGATTGGACAAGTCGTCACGGTGTATTACAAAGAAGCCAGTTACACGAGCATTCTAACAGGCCGGAATTTAGATGGCAGTAAGATTACTCTCATCTTTGGATCTGACCGAATTAAGTATTCTAAACGCTACAAGTATAACGGAGGTAAATAATGAGCGACGTATCAGCTGATCTTCGCATTTTTCCAAATAAAGAAATGTTCTCGGTTGATATGGCCGAGGTATTGGACGCAGCTATTCTTAAAGATGGCATTATTCAGGGCTGCTCTATTAGCATAGCGAACGGCGTTCTTAATATTACTGCAGGACGTATCGTCGTTAGTGGTAGACTGGGGGTCGTCACGGCCGGGTCAGTTCCTATTCCTACCCTTAGCTCTCAGCAGACGTGTTCAGTAGTTGCGGTGTGTGATCTAAGAACTAGCGCGAATCCTTTTTATGTGGCTATCGTGGATGCAGACGGCTTGCAAACTCTTAACTCGGCTAAGTCTTCTGGTGATGGCTTTAACGTTGAAGGCACACTTAATTATGTAGTTCTTGGTACTGTAGTTGTTAATCCTGTTACTGGACAGGTGTCTAACTGGACGCCTTCAGCTGCCGCCGCAACCGCGCATAAAGGTAAAGATGTATATCAGGAACTGCTAGGTAAAATAAAAGCACTTGAAGCATCTCGTGGTTGGACGACCTTCACAGCAGACGACCTCAAGGGTCAGACATGGGTGACGGTTCCAGCAGGAGCTTCAGAGGTGTTCGTTGAGATTATCGCTGGTTGGGATATACAGAAGAAGCTGACTATCGATTTTCTCCTTCCTATTAATGGGTGGGTCTTCCAAACCGCTTCAGCATCCAGAATACATGCGAATCATTGGGGGCAAACATGGGATGGAGTCGTAGCGGTTGAAACCCGAATCGTAAATAATAGCTCGCATCAGGTGCGTTTGCTGTATAACTATACCGGTACAACGAATAAGGCGGCTAGCACTAGTTGGCGAGCGTATTATAGATAACGGAGGACTTCAAAATGGCAGTAGATGGATACCTTCCTAAGATTACTCTTCCGTCTGGCGAGTCCGATATACGCAAGGGAGACGGAATCGCTCTGATCTGTAATGGAAAAGCTATGCTAATCGATGCCTATCAGGGCGATGAAGCGACCAATAATCTTATATCTTGGTTGAAGTCCCAGAACGTTAAAGAGATAGAGCTTGCCGTTCTCACTCATGCACACGGTGATCACTTCCTTGGCTTTTATTCTGTTGTAAAAGCTGGTATTAAGATCAAAGAGTTTCGCTGCTATCATGTAGACTCAATCCGTGGCGGTAATGCTGCTTCAAGAGAAGACTCCGATAACCTGCTCGAACTGGTCAGATGGCTGCAGGCGAGAGGAACCAGAGTGCTGTTCGTAGATAAAGGCAGTACGCTTAAGTTCGAAGATATTACATGGAAGATCTATCGTAATCAACCCGCTAAGGCAGCAGACGATGACGATAATGCATGGGAATACGTTAATAATGGCTCCCTGGTTCTGTGGTCTCCTGAGATCGAGGTAATGTTCCCGGGAGATGGACCGGCTGACGTAAAGTACGCAATCGAATATTTTAACAGTAATATCAGCCTTTTTGTCGTCTCTCATCACGGAAATTCATGTACAAAATCTAATGCCAGAGCAGTCGCTAACGCAGGCTGTGTTGTAGCATGGGAGTCTTGTATTGAGAAGAACGGTCCAGGCACAACAGAATGGACGGAATTTGGCGCAAGGAGAGTCAGACAGGTTGGAATACCTGTGTTGATGCAGAACGAGCCAGTAACGTTCCACGCTGAAAACGGTGTGATTACGATTCGTCAGGGCAGTAAAACATTTACTAAGAAAATCTCTTATCAGGGGAAAGGAGGAAGCGTGTCACTCGAAGGCTGGAAACATGATGATAAGGGCTGGTGGTATAGAAAAGCTGACGGTAGCGCCGTATACGAATGGGCCAAACTGAAATGGTCCAAAGGTCTGAACTGGTTCTACTTCAACGGCAAAGGCTATATGGTCACCGGATGGCATTATCTGGAATGGTCTAAGGGTCGTAACTGGTTCTACTTTGATCCTAAGGATGGTAACATGAAGACCGGTTGGCTATACGACAATGGTTCCTGGTTCTATCTCGATCCAGATACTGGTGCAATGAGAACCGGATGGATCAAATACAAAGAAAAATGGTGTTACCTTGAACCGGTTAGCGATAAAAATCATGTTCAGGGCCATTGCTACGTTAACTGCCGTGCTACTATAGGCGGTAAGTTATATTCTTTCGACAAAGACGGATACGCTACAGAGATTACCAGTAAATCCCCTCTGGATGGGTGTGATGTAGCTTCTTATCAGTACGACATTAATCCGGCGGCCATGACGACCACGGATTTTTTCATTGTTAAGTTTACACAAGGAAACTGGTATGCTAATCCTTATGCCGATCAGCAGTATTCTAAGGCTAAGGCTGCCGGTAAACTTCTTGGCGCATACCACTACGGAGAAGGCGGAGATCCAGTTAAAGAAGCTCGATATTTCTGTGCCAAGGTTGGCTCCAGAGCTGGCGAATGCATCCTCGCTCTCGATTGGGAAGGTAAGAGCAACAGTAAGTTTAACACATCCGAAGAAGTGGCTTGGGTTCTCAAGTTCGCTATGGAAGTCTACAGGCTTACTGGCGTTCATATTTTCCTCTACATGTCCAAATCAGTTACAAGGAGAAGAAACTGGTCCGAGGTCGCTAAAGACGTAAGGCTCTGGTGCGCTCAGTACGCCAACGATAACTTCACTAACTACCAGGATAATCCCTGGACAGATAGTAACGGTTGGGGCGCTTGGGCCAAAGACACCATTCGGCAATATTCTTCTCATGGAAGAGTAAGAGGCTACGGCAAGAATCTTGACATCAATAAAGCCTATATGTCACAGACTGACTGGGTAAATGCGGCTAAGGGCATCGAGGTAACTCCTATTGTCAGTTCTAAGCCTGCTCCTAAGACTCAATGGGCCGCATGTGTTACCCAGACAACGTCTCCTGTTAAGATTAGTAATTCTGGCTCCGATGAGAACAGAGCTTACAAGAACGGTAAAGCAGGAGATCAAAATGGTAGGGAATGGTACATCAGAGACTGGTATAACTATCCCTGGAACTGTGTACTTAGGCATCCTCTTGCTGAAGTTAGGGCTTGTATTGCGACTCTTGCATATAAAGCGGCTCAGAACGACAACATTGGTTACGACCAGAACCAGAGAGACTCTTATGGCGTAGCTTTGGCTAAGGCTGACTACGATCCTAGTAAGATTACAACGCCTGTCGAGTCGGATTGCTCTAAGGGTGTCATCGATAATGTTAAGGCGACTGGTTATATTCTCGGAATACCTGAACTTCAGCATCTTGAAGCGACTTACACAGGCAACATGAGAGCTGGTATGTCAAAAGCGGGCTTTATAGTGCTTACAGAGAGTAAATACCTTACAAGCGGTGACTATCTGATGGCCGGTGATATTGTTCTCAATGACAAGCACCACACAGCTACTGTTGTAACAAACGGCGTTAAGAGCGGTAACGAGACCAATACTATGCCTCTTGTTAAGGACGGATCGACTGGCTATGCGGTATCTCAGCTTCAGTCTATGCTTAATAAGGTGAATTATCGTAACCAGAAGAAACTTGATGTCGATGGCGAATTCGGACCGCAGACTAAGGCTCAGGTGATCTTCTACCAGATGGATAGAGGCTTAACTCCCGATGGCGAGGTAGGACCGATTACCTGGGGAAGACTTTACGAAGACGTATACTAAAAATTCCCCGGATGGATTTTTCTGGAAAACTTTTGAAATATGTATGTTAACTATAACGCGAATCCTTCAGGTAAGGCTACGGGAGACTGTGTAATCAGGGCTATCTCCACAATTACTGGTCTTCCGTGGCGAACTGTTCACTGGGACCTTGCGGAGCTTAGCAACGAGATGTACCAGATGATGGATGACAACCCTATTTGGCATGAATATTTGCGCAGGCTCGGATTTCGCATTCAAATGGTCCAGTGGCCTTGTTCTAGAATTAAAGATTTTTGCAGATGCTTCCCGTACGGCAAGTATATTCTTGGTACAGGTAAGCACGTTATAGCAGTAATAGACGGCGATTATTTCGATACTTGGGATTCAGGTAACGAACTCGCCGTCTTTTACTGGAAATTGGAGGAGTAAAGAAAGGAGACAATATGCCAACTAACTATAATCAGTATCAGGTACCACAGACTATTACCATGTTTACCGTTCACGGAGAAGAAGGCGCCAACGCATTTCCGGTAGCTCCCGGTCAGAAGGTAACCCTTATCGATGCTGATAACGCAGTAATTTATGTTAAGAGCGCTAATCAGTTTGGACAGGCTCTTCCGCTTGAAGTTTACGACATGGTATTCAGACAGCCGCCTGTTCCTGAGGCACCTTCCGCTACTCCTGCAATGTCCAAAGACGAGATCACAGCAGAAGTTAACAGTGCGGTTAAGGCTGCGCTTCAGAAGTATTTTCCACAGATCAACTTCAATGATTAAGGAGGTCTAGTATGAATCCTTTATTTGGTAATGGCGGAATGGGTCAGAATAATGTATTTGGTCCGTTTGGCGGCGCTATGAACTTTATGAATCAGTTTAATCAGTTTCGGCAGGGAATTCAGGGGAACCCTCAGCAGATGGTACAAAACATGCTTCAAAATGGGCAGATGAGCCAGGAGCAGTTTAACCAGCTAAGCAACATGGCGAACCAGATCATGCCGTTCATGAGGAGATAAAATGCAATGGCATTAACTAACATAGAAGTAAATGTAGAATTAGATTTGTATGACCATAATTTGACACCGTCTACAATTAAAGCTATTGCTTTGGATAAGGGGAGCAGGTATGTTAATGCCCTTATTCGTGATCGTGGAACTGTATATGATATCGGAGCTGATACGCAAGTAGTTCTTACGATTATTAGACCTGATAAGACTGGTGTACAGATTACTGGTCAGCCGCGTAACCAAGAGGGAGAGGGCTCTCCTACGACCGTATACGGAGCTTATGCAGAACTTACGCAGACAGCCCTTGCCATTAAGGGTACTCTTCAAGCCCAGTTCAAGTTAACAAACGGTCAACAGATTCTAAGAAGCGAGATATTTACCATCAACAACGGTGTTGCTCTCGATGCTGAGACTGATACGTGGGCGGGCGAATATCAAGGCTACAACCTCGATGAACTGGTTCAGACGGTCAATGAATCATCGGCAAAAGTCGATGCGATGGAGCAGGATGTTAGTGAGTTAAAGAGCGGAATTAGAGATTTGCAAGACGGCGGATATGTTGCCGATGCACAGAAGATACAAGAAAAAATTGACAAGTATCTTGACGAACATCCCGAAGCCACTACGACCATACAGGACGGAGCAGTGACCACTGACAAGCTCGCTGATAAGGCAGTATCAAAGCCAACTCTTGCTGACGGAGTATTAGAGTTGTTCGACAACACTGGATTCTATGATGAGGTTACTGTTACGACAGGGACATACATTAACGGAAACGGAAACGATACGGCTTATTATATCGCCACTGTGCCGAAGCACGACACCGAAGGGAATCAGATTGACATCTATGCAGGGTATGATACTGATGTATCTCCGTTGGGATACGCAGGGAAAAACCTTACAACTCTGACCACTAATACGTCCCTTGACCTTGCAGCAGGCAAGCCTGCGGTCATATCTAACGGCGAAGTGGTAAGGGAAAGCACATTTGACAGAATCGCATCCAACTATCCTTTCGTTGTTTATGTCGGGTTCGATTCCGACAGGGTTCCGCATGAATACCCGATAACCACAACTCCTGCGGCAATGATAGGTGACGGAATCGTCAATGCGGCGGCGGCATATTACAGGCTTGTTAGGAACAGATCGGCAGTGGATGTTTCCGACATCGGGCTCCCTGCTTCTAACCTCAAAGCGCATCCTCGTATGGCTATGTTTACAAAATCCAATGGTGACATCTGCTTCTTAGCTTGCGATGGTCGGGATTCTATCGATGAGGGTCTTACACCGTCAGAGCTTGCAGGGTTAATGATTGACCTTGGAGCGGTCGACGGTTGGAACATGGACGGCGGCGGCTCTACGTCAATGGTAGTTCAATGCAATAAGATAAATCGCAATGTTGATGGTAACGGCACGGAAGACAGGAACATCAATGTTACTTGGAACGTGGCACACAAATTTGATAACTCTGCCACGCAGGAAGCAATTGCACAGATAGGCATCGAAAAGCAGAGACTTATCAAGCAGATTCTCACTTATATCGGAATTTCAACAACGGAAGAAGAAACAGACCCGACCACTCTTGACGCAGGTGATTACTACATCATTCACGCAGACAATGTTCCGTCAGAAGCATCGACCAATGGATTCGCCAAAATACTGCGAAAAAGAAATTCCAAAGTTGCTAGAGTCTACTGGCAACCGTATTCAAGCAGTGCCGTCTTTTTGAAGTGGACTAATGGTGTAGAACCTGTAACGTGGAGCGATTGGATCAAGCTTGATGCCAATGAACTGTGGGACATCGGAGTAGCCATCCCGACAGGCTCAGACATCAATAATTATACAAGCGTAGGAAAATATCGTGTAGCATCGGCATCCGTTGCGAACAACATTAGCAATATTCCCACCAAATCCGCTGGAACGCTCTTTGTATTCAAGAGCAATAACGACAATGTTCTATATCAGGTGTACTACACAGGATATGCCAAAGTCTATACAAGGCGAATCAATCTTGGGGCAAGTCCTGTTGAGTATGGAGCGTGGGCGATATTCTCTGAAATCCGCACAAAGACCGTTTCAGCGACATCGGATGTAAACGGAGTTATATCTCTGGATTCCAGTTTTAACAGCTCTGAAGTGCTTTCCATGCACACAAGCGGCTACATTATTTTGCCGTACAAGGATGGGACGGCATGGAAAGGCAAACTGCTTGATACATCATTACAGCCTGTAGCGGCAACGGTCAGTGTGGTTGTGACGCACACATTGAACACGTACATCAATGACGTGACAAGTTAAAGGGGGTGACCGATGGATACTTCCAAAATCATTAAAGGGGTGATAAGTAACGGTAGATACACCGTAACTGCTCCCATTGTCAAAGAGGACTACGGATTATACCTCAAGATTGAGGGGTTGGAACTGCCGTCAACGTATGAGGTGGATTTCAGCAATTCCGAATCAAACGGTACTAGCGTAACTATGATAGGAAACGCTGACGGAGTATTAATCCCTCACCAGTTTATCGACACTGGAAAAAACATTTTTGCGTTTCTGTATCATGTCGGGGCTAATTACGGAAGAACCGTTTATAAATTCCGCATTCCCAACAAAGTCAGACCTGACAGAACAAATGAAGAGCCTACACCAGAAGAACAGTCAGTGATTGACCAGACCATTTCTGCTCTGAATGATGCGGTAGAAGAAGCAGAGGGATATGCACAGACCGCAAGCGATAAAGCTGAGTCCATCCATGACATGACGGCTACGGCGCAGACCTTGCCCGAAGGCTCTGAGGCTACTGCATCCTATAATGCGGAAACAGGGGTTATGTCTTTCGGTATCCCTGCTGGTGCTACTGGAGCGCAAGGCGATAAAGGTGATAAAGGTGATAAGGGGGACACTGGCGCACAGGGCGTCAAAGGTGACAAGGGCGATAAAGGTGATACTGGAGCCACTGGAGCCAAAGGCGATAAAGGTGACAAAGGCGAAAAGGGCGACCGTGGAGAACAGGGCATTCAAGGACCTCATGGAGAGCAGGGTGTACAAGGCATCCAAGGACCCAAAGGAGACAAAGGTGACACAGGACCGCAAGGACCGAAGGGTGATGATTACACTCTGACCGAACAGGACAAGCAGGATATTGCTGAGTTGGTAGATATACCCGAAAGCGGAATGGTGGTTACTGCGACTATCAGCGGAAATAATTATCGCATTGATTCCACTTATGACGATATTAAGTCCGCACTGTCACAGGGCAAAACAGTCGTAGTAATGACACAAGGTGTTCCTCAGCCTTATGTCGGGAATGTGCAATTGAATGGCGAGTGGTTTTTGGCATTCGGTGTATCCACAATTTATGACAACGTAGCCACACTGGCAGGATTTATGATTCCTGAGACATATCAGAATGTTGCTGTGTGGACGCGACAGAATACGACCATTCCACAGGTGAATGATGTGCAGATTAACGGTCAGAGCATTGTCAGTGATGGTGTGGCGAATGTGCCGATGGCTTCTAATAACAATTTAGGAGCAATTAAATCTGCTTCGTATGGTGGCATTATTATAAACGAAAATGGAGAACTATTAACTAATAGACCACTTGAAAACGTTATAAAGGGCGGTGGTAACGCATATAGACCGATTGTTCCAGATGTTCAGCATATTTCAACTTTCTATGGCCTCGCCAAAGCCGCAGGAGACACAACCCAATCTCAGAGCAGTAATGCGGTGGGAACGTATACGGAAGAAGCCAAATCTGCTATCTCCGAAATGCTTGGTGGGTCTGTATCAGTCAGTGGTACTACTCCCACAATCGTAGCAAAACCGGGCATCCGATACGTCTGTGGCGAAGTCGCAACACTGGATTTCACGCCTAGTGCAACAGGCATCTGCGATGTGGTGTTTACAAGTGGTAGTACTACTACGGTTCTGACTGTTCCGAGTACAATCAAATGGGCGAACGGATTTGACCCGACAAGCCTTGACGCTAATACTACCTATGAACTCAATATCATGGACGGATTGGGGGTGGCTTGTGCATGGACTTGATGAACATTCGCAGAGGGATGCTAACGGGGCAAAGGGACAAAAACATTGCATACGAGGCATGGAATCTGTCGTTTGACGGAACAAATTGTATCAATACGGGTGTGTACCTCTTTACTGACGAAAACATTAATAGAGATTTTGAACTTGTTGCAGAAGGAATAAATGGAAGTGATACATTTGCTTCATCGGGGACTATTATTTGTGCAAAGCATAATGGCAAGTCTTACGGTTTTCTTGTAAGGTTGAATGGCAGTTCATATGCTAATTATAACGGAACGATTTCCTTGAAGATGAACTACGACAACTCCTTAATCGTACGGAGAGTAAACGGAGTTATCTCGATTAGCGGTGACAAGATTACCAACCCAAAGGTCCAATTCACCAATGCCGTCTTTGAACATCCTCTAGTCATTGGATGCGCAGTGGACGATGACGGAACATATTACAGATACGGACATGGAACGATACAACACATAGTGGTCAGATGGCTATAGGAAGGAGCAAATCCATGAGACAGATATTTATAGTTAATGCAACACAGGTCGTAACTTCAGAATCCCATCCCGAAGGGGTATATTCTACAGTAAGCGGATACCCTAAGACCTTCGACAGTCGCAACTACAACGCCACTGCCGAGAATCCTAACGGCGATGAAGAGCGTGCATTGCAGGTCGCAAAGGCTGAGTATTTCAGCAGACTTTCCGCTATGTATTCCGCAACAGGCAGAGCGATGGCAGTGGTCACCCTTGAGAGAGCAGACGGACGACAGATTATGAGGGAATCCATCGGAGCGTTTCCTGATATGACACCTACTCCTGAGCCTACTCCCGAACCCGAAGAGGTGGTGGAAGAATAAGCAGAGGTGACAGAATGAATAACAGATTATGCGATTTGTTAATATCAATTCTTCTCCCAATAGCGACACTCACATTGCTCGCATTTCTTAGGTTAGTGATGCTTGGATACTAATAACCGCATAAAGCAAACTTTTACTGAGGAAGTGACGGAAGAGTAAGCAGAGGTGACAGAAAATTGAAACCTATACGGTTTGGAAGTTTTGGACAACTCATTCGTTGCCGTTACTGATTTTTAAGTCACTTAAAGCGCACTTTAAAGTCGAAAACTATTAACCAGAGGACTCTAACTTACTAGGGTCCTCTTTTATATTTTCTGAAAGAAGGTGATTCCGTTGGGCTAGTCACACTCTTTCACACAACTGAATAGCGAACTGGCAACACTAAACAATTTATATTTTAACCAAGGAGGATAATTATATGTCTCTTATGGATAATAGCAACGGAATGGTTATGCCTGTATCTCCTATGTATGGTAATGGCGGCTGTGGGGCGGCTTAAGGAGGCTTAGATGGAAGATATTATACAGTTTGTCTCGCAGTTTCATTTTCGCAATGAACTGTGGGTTCTCTTCATTCCGCTGGGGCTGATGGCGATCGACGTGCTTACAGGTATCATCAAAGCTTGGGCGCATAATGATTTCCAGTCTGCAATTATGCGTGCGGGTCTTGCTAAGAAAGCTGGAGAGATCATGATTCTGGTGGTTGGAGAACTCGTATCATACGGTCTTATGCTCCCCGACGTTATCATGAATTGCATCAGTTTCTACATTATATTTATGGAGGTCATGTCGATCATGGAGAATGCCGACGAACTGGGTATTCCTATTCCTAAGTTCGTTCGGGATGTCATTAATAATGTTGATGATAAACTCCAGCATGGCGATGATCATAAGGAGGAGTAGTTATGGCTAACACAATTCTTGAAAAACTGCAGGAGAAGCATCCTAACGCAGAAGGAATCAACGACGCAAGAAACATCGCTGAAGCTGTTGCCTGTATCAACGGCACTGGCGGCAGAGGGGCTAATGCGATCGCGGATAAGTTCCCTACCGTAACGGAGAACGAAAAGCCGGAGACCCCGTAAGAGTTGAACATCCCTGCTAGCACATGTTTAACAAATAAAAGTGGAGACGTATGGTCACGGAATTGGTCATGAGTAGTGGCTGAAGTCTATATTTATGGGCAATGTAAGTGGGTTCGAATCCCGCTATCTCCACTCCGTAAAAATTACCCCTAGGCGTCGTCACTGATGTCTAGGGGCTTTCTTTATGCATTTCTGAGAATCATTTCTTACAAATGCTATTATTTTTTCAGTTTTGAGAACCTAATTTGTCACGAATTTGGTCACGGAATCGAAGTGATTTAGCGCCTTGTCCGTAAGAGCAGCAGTCTCATCAGATAAGGTGAGGTGATGGTTATATTTTACAGGCCTTATAGTGACAATTGTGTCGCACAAAGGAGGTACTGGCATGAAAGATAGAACTGTATATGTAGTCACAGCAGGCTTCTCGCCTGAATCGTATAGCGTACAGTATGATCTGGTAGGTGTATATCTTGCTAAAGAAACAGCAGAAGACAAAGTTAGAAAACTTAGACTTCGCGATATTCACGGCAAGATTCACGAAGTTAAGATCGGCTACGAGTATCCGGTTGAGGAGAGCTGGAGGCTTGCCAAAGACGAAATGACTATTGGAGGCTATATCGAATGACAGTTTGTCAGGAGGGCATCTTTAACAGGTGCTCTTCTTTTTTTTTGTGCATATATTACAGTCCTTATAGTGACCAAATAGTGGTCGCAAATAAAGGAGGTTTAATATGACAACAATGGAAAGAGAAGCAACTGATATCGTTAAAAAGCTTAATAGCAATGCAGATGCGCTGGCTAATATCGCCACCAAAATCGCATGTAACAGTGGGATGGACTACAGTGACATACGGTTCGAGATAGGCGACATCATCAGCGTTCATAAAGAGCTTATCGAGCATATTAGTATGCTTCACAGAGTATCGATTAAGGCTTGCAGAATTTGCGAGGATCATGACTTGATCGAAGAGGAGTCCTAACAAGGGCTCTTCTTTTTTGTTTATATTCTACAGTTCGTATAATGAAGGTAAACATAGGCACCCTTAAGAGGCCCACGATCTTGTTAAGCAAGGGAGGCCGCTGTGGAAGTAACAGCTACCTATGTATAAGCAGTAGCGTGGCTCACCTTCTTTATTTTTTTTTCGTACATAATTTACAGTCCTTATAGTGACCAAATAGTGGTCATAAATAAGGAGGTATCATTATGGAAAGAATCAAAAAGGCATTCATTATGACGGCAATTGTATTTGTGAACGTTATTACACAGATCGGTACAGCGGGACTTCTCGCGACTGGAGTATATCTGTTGAACAGCTATTTCGGCTGGGCTGCGGATGCCCCGGCGTGGAGATACGGTCTCGGCGGCCTTCTGTATCTGGCGTTTAATGCGCCGTTTATATGGAAGCAGTGCAAGATCACATATGATGCATGGACGTATTTATTCTAACAAAAAGGCATTGAGGTCTTGGCAAGATTGTCAGGGCCTCTTTGTTTTTTGTTTATATTTTACAGAGGTTATAATGACAATTGTGTCGCAGTAAGGAGGAAGTATGAAAGCAAAATTTAGCAGAATTGATGCCGCCTGTGAACAGATTGAGCACGAGACAAGGAAGATCAGTGACATTCTTTACGAGTCTGAGTACTTTAAGGACAATGAGTCTGAATGGGAAAAGATCGAAGATGCACTTAGATCTATTAACTCAAATGCTCGAGCTATGAAGACAGACGGTAATGCATTTAAAGATCGCTATACAGAACTTAAAAGCGCGATCGCAAAGGCATTGTCATAACAACACTGGAGGGGATCTACGGGTCCTCTTCTTTTTTGTGCAGCATCTGCAGGCCGTATAATAGGTTATTAACAACACATGGAGGGATAAACTATGGGTAAAAACGTAGCACTTGTAACTGTAGGTTTCTTCGCTGGCGTAGTATTCACAGCAGCCAGAGTCGTCTTTTTAGAAATGGATGGCTTTGACTTCAGCGATATTGTTCCAAAGAGCGAAGAAGAAGCAGAGGTCAAGATCAATCGTTGGAGACGGAAATATTCCGAACCCAAGCGTTGATAAAAACCGGAAGATCATCTATTACAGGTGGTCTTCTTTTTGTTTATATTTTACAGTCGCTATAGTGCAGCTATTCAACAACTCACATGGAGGAATAATCAATGAAGAAATGGACTAAATGGGACAGCTATCTGTTTAAGGAAACTAAGCCTGTATGGGACGAACTGTGCTCAGTGGACTGTAATCCGGATATTATTCCGTTCGCGTTAGCAGACGCTTGCGAGATCGGTTTCAATAAGGGATTCACGGCAGCACTGGTTGTAGCAGGAGTAACAGGTGTCGGTGTCTTTATCGGAGCGAAAGTCACCAAGCATTTCATTGACAAGAAAAAGAAATGATGGCGCAAATTGAAGGGGTCTTACAAGGCCTCTTCTTTTTTTCTAATAAATGCGTGCGCAAAAATTGCAGGGTATTAGATAAGAATAAGCACTATCAAATTCATATTTAAGAAAGGAGTATAAAATGAACTGCAAAACTATGAAAGAGAAATGGACGGAGCTTTGGGAGAACATTAAAAGATTCTTTCTCATTACGGTAATATCCGTATTGGGAACAGCTATCTTTGCGTTCATCCTGGCTTTCGGTATAATCTCAAGAGAAAACAGGGAACTTAAGAACACAATCAAAGAGATGGAAATGATGGAAGATTCAAAGAAAGAGGAGAAAAGTACTACTTCATATACAGTAGTAATCGATGACAAGACTGGAAAGATCTTGTACACCGATTTCTAAGATATATGAGGGAGAAGAGTTACATCTCCTCTCTCTTTTTTTTTCGCGCACAAACTACAGCATATATAGTAGACAAACACACAACACCAAAAAGGAGGTACAAAAATGAACGCTATTATTATGGTTATAGTTTGTGTATTTGTAAGGATTATGATGGACGCGATTGACATCCAGGAAGGGAGAGTCTAATGCAGGCTCTTCTCTTTTTTTCGTGTGCAAAAATTGCAGTTCATATAATAGACATGAAGGAACTTGAAGTATGGGAGCCGATGGTAACATCGTATCCGGTCGAAGGTGAGAAACCCGAGATGTACACGATTTCGAGTTTCCTTTATTTTTTGTGCATAAACTGCAAATCATATAATGAACAAAAGGCAATATAAGATATTTTAACAACGCAGATTGCAATAGCTATAAAACTTATATTCCTACTCGTTAGAGAGGATGAAGGCCGAGAGAGGTTAGGCTATATAAGTATATGCACAGCTATGCAATGTTAATCCCTAGACGGTGCGAGTCCGTGACCACTATCAAGTAATTGGTAGCGATATATCTGAGCCTTAATAAAGAGTTGGTCTAAAATGGAATGACGCCCTACGGGGAAGTGACAGTGAAGAATGAACGTACTGTCACTCTTTATTTTTTTTCGCCGTACGCAGGTGACGAAAGGAGGAGGTATGGTAATAGAGTTAGTAATTGCAGGTTATATTCTAATTTTCCTGCTGGGGGTAATTCTGGGAAAAGTTCTGAAACCTAAACCCCATTGTTCTGGGAAATTGATCGTGGATGAGACCGGTGAGACTGAGAGATGGTCCTTTATGTTGGATGATCCGTTAGATGAGGTCAGAGGGCAGAAGGTTATATTCTTGGAAGTCGACAGGCGGGCATGAACTACAGTCCGTATAGTGTAACACTGTAAAGCACATAGGAGGATTTCACTATGGAAGAAACGAAACAGGTAACATTGGAGGAACTCCAGCAGTCGTTGATGAAGGAAATGACCGAAGATCACGACGCAGAGTATTACGAGGGAACAATGGATATGTTCGATCGCGTCTCCAAGGCGTTGGCTGAACAGCGCAAGGCAGAGAACGAGAAAGCTCGCATCGAAGCTGACAAGGAGAAATCGGTTAGAGAAGCCGAGGCATCTGAGTCCAGATCGAAGCGGGAATTCTGGGGAAATGTCGTTAAGGCTGGCGGCCAGGTAGGAGCTGCGGTTGTAGCAGGATTCGTGTCAATCGTAACTGTGGCAAGAATCATTAACGCAGAGGATCACGACAAGTTGGTTCTCTCCAAAGCTATCGGGTTTGTTCTGAAACCCCGTGGCTGATTAGGGTTGCCGAAGAGGCTCTGGCAGAAATGTCAGGGTCTCTTTGTTTTTGGAATTTATGCGTGCGCAAATTCTGCAGGGCTTATATTGACACAGACCACATTTTAGTGAAAGGACAAGGTGTAACTATGGAAATGTTAGTGATGATGAGTGGCAAGACATATGCAACAACGGTCATGGCAGCAGCGGCTGTCGGAGCGGCTGGAGCAGCAGCCATCGCATGGTTATGTAACAAATGGGAGCAGAGTTACAATGAGGCCCGTAACGCGGGTGTAGTTAAGTGAAAGAAAGGAGGTATGGGAGACCATGACAGTATTAGGCACGCTGTTGGTTATATTTGGTCTTATCCTGATTTTGACGGATAAGAAGTAATACAACAACGGAGGAGACTATGGCTGACATGGCCTCCTCTTTTTTTCTAAGGATGAAAACTATGAGATTACGTTGGATAACTTTCTGGGAAGATAGGTTTGAAAATGCCAGCATAAGGTTCGATCGAGCTTATCACGATTTCCGGCGCGTTATTGACACGGAAGGAACAAAGGCAGCAAAGAAATACTTAATAAGGCAGAGGATTGAAATAATAATCATGAACATCTGCCAGCTGTTTATTTAAGGAGGAAAATGTGAAAGTTCTGACATTTATTTTACTTTGGGAATTTGGTATGGGTCTGGCGCTGCTTGGTTATATTTGGCTTGATTGGATGACCAGCAAGAAGAAAATCGAGGCTAACGGATGGAACCTGGGTCATTGCACACCGTTTGAACCGTGGTGGGCGCCGTTTATATTCTTTGTTCCGTTCCTGCGTGTAGGCTGGTATCTGACTGTAGGAGAGCTCATTGAGCAACTGTCAAGGATCCAGAAGAGCGAAGGCTATACGATCGTGGTTGGCTACGGTAAGATGCAGATATTCTATGAAGATTGATTGAACACAATATTTTTGCGTGCAATTTTTACAACTCCTATAGTGACAATATGCAACTGTAAACGGTTTATTATAGGAGGTAATTTTAATGAAAACTGAAACTGGTTTAATTTGCAACCTGAAACTTATGTATAAGGGACATGTAATTGATCCCGGTAGACGGATTCGTTTCTGTCGGCACATGAGGGAGTTGGAGTGCAAGGAGCTGGCCACAATGGTCGGCATCTCGCCCTCTTACCTCTCAAGTATCGAGAGAAACCGGACTCAGGCACCGGAGAAAACTTACGCCCGGATCGCAAAGTATCTCGGGTTGACGTTGGACGAGATGTTCGGAATTGAAAAAATCAACTGGCACAACGCCGGTTATGTAAGGGTATATTGACAATTAAATAAAGAGTGCAGGAGGCTCTGTTGGCTTAAGCTAGCAGGGTCTCTTAGCTTTGCACTCTATTTATATTTTTAGGAGGTACTATGACACAGATTGAATTACAGGAAGTTCTTGGGGACAGAATTACTATGGCGCTTAGAAAGGATCTTACGCCTGAAGAAAGGCAGACGGAAAATGAACAGTCCAGGATCATTCTCGGTCTGGCGAAGCAGATGATTAACAATGGAGATC